AAAACGTGGCTTTTCTATGGATGCGCCATATTCCATTGTTTTGGGGAATGCTTCGTTGATGGTTCTGTAATATTTCATGGCTTTAAATCTCCGGTTGTGATTAACGCTAGATTGATTAAATATGTTGGGTGTGGAACGCCAACCTTAACTTGATCCAAGATAAAGTTGGCTTGTTGTTTAGTCATTAGTAATCTTGGCCATTAACGGCACGCGCCGCACCTAAAAATTCAACATTCAATGGTTCGTTATGTTTCCAAGGAAATGGTTGATTTTTAAGTTGGGTTTTTGTTGGCTTTTGTAATATTGAAATATCTGACCAACCACCACTAACAATGCCATGTGGTGTGTTATCACCTAACAAAAACATGAATGGGTTTGATTCATGTTGTTGAAGAACTTTGAAAACAGTTCCTTCATCGTGATCTGTTGTTGAAACCAACATATTAATAATGCTTTTTTTACTTAACTTCATTTTGCTTCTTTCTTAAAAGACCGCTTACGAAATGTTGCGGCATAGGTTGTATTGTATAGCTTGCTAAACACTTGTCAATGGCCTAAACAAAATATTTTCTAAGTATTTTCCCTAGTGTTGTTTTTTTCACTATCAAGAATCTTTTGTGTTGCCTTGCGCCAATCGCCTTTACAAAACACCAAAACGTTTTGATGAACTTTGGCCATCTTGCGGCCAACTTCAAATTGCTTGGTTACACGCATGGCGGCGGAACCCACGGATGTAGCTAGGATTGCTTCGTTGTATAGCCTAGCGCCGCATTCTTCAAAGCCATCAATGGTGTGGCTAACAAAGTTGCGATAAAAGCCCTTTTTATCCCTAAAATCGCCCACTACAAAGCACGCAAATGAATCATCCTTTAGTGCGGCCACAGAACGCAAAATAATCCGTTTATAGGCCGCTATAAACGCATGGAAATCCATGTTTGATATGTCTTTGGGATCATCGGAATAAACTTCCAAATCACCATAGGGCGGGCATGAAAAAATCATATCCGCTTCGGGAAATGGTGTTTCTAGGCTATCACCGCAAACCCATGTTGGCTTTAATGCGGTTTCAATATCGTTGGCTTGTTTAATGTTGGCATCAATTTGTTCTTGCCGCAAATCACATCCCCAATAATTGCGGCCACAAGCACCGGCAACCAATCCACGAACGGAACCACCGGCAAACGGATCAACAACCAATCCGCCTTTAGGGCTAAACAATTTGTAAGCCAATTCGCACAACACGGGATCAAATATGCTTGTGCGTGATTCTTCAATGCCGTTGGTTTGGATTCCTAATCCGGCACCATAGGTTTTGGCATATTCTTTCTTTGGGCGGTTGTCATACCAAATCGTGCTATCGGACATTTCCAATAAATTGGTTCCACGCCCTTCTTCGCTTTTAATCCCCAATGCCAACCACGCACGCTTGCGTTCTTGCCAATCATGGGAACCTGCATTTAATATTGTGAATGGGGGCAAAACAAATCTTTGGTTAATCACGCTTTCGGCCGTTGGCTTAATCACATCACCAAATAAATCAACACCATATAAGTTCATTTTTCATCCTTTAAAAGACCACAAACTATTCGTGGCTTGATTGCATTGTATAGGCAACTAAACAACAATGCAACAAATAATTATTGTGTTGTTAATTTAGCTATACTAAAATAGAAACATGATTACAAAAGAAGAAGCCATTAAATTTGCGGGTAGCGCCGCCGAACTTGCCCGTATCCTTGGGATAACTAGGGGTGCGGTTAGCCAATGGAAAGAAATTCCACAAGCACGGGTTTGGCAAATGCAATCTTTACACCCCGAATGGTTTCTTTTTAGATAATTGTGTTAAGATCAAATTGTTGTCGTAACGGTCAACGGATTTGTAAAGCCATTTACTCATGCGTCTTGCTCTCAGCAATGGGGGACCGTTACCAAGATGCAGTAGTAAGTGGCTTTTTTTATTGCTGTATGACAATCGCACCCCACGCGATAGCAACGCATTTAAATGGATGGCTTGGGATGAAACATAGGGCAACGCATCACCCCGTTGATAACCCTAGTGAACTGTGTGCGAGGTATCACGAAAGAATAGTGGACATGGTGAGACAAGACACTATTCGATTGAATCGCATCCTTATGGGGAAGCTAGTTAACTTCGTTAATGGGCTTGGTGTGATGGCTTATCACCCTTGGGGAACCTATGGTTAAAAACATTGAAGTATTCGTAGAACATTATGCAAAGTTAGCAATGAAACAAGGTTGGATTGATTATGTTCGCCATCAAGTTAAATTAATGGAAAAAGAACCACAATTTAAAGGCATCGGCAAATTGATAGCCCAACGCATTAAGGAATTAAAGTGAAATACTTCATAGGCTTTGATCCTGGCTTTTCCGGCGCATGGGGCGCAATCGATCAAAACGGTGAATACATTGCTTGCGGCGATATGATCCACACCGATCAATATATCGAAACCGAAAAGATTTGGGATGAAATCACCGATATGCTTAACGGAAATGATTGTGAAATAACCCTTGAATGGGTTGCATCCATGCCAAACCAAGGGGTTTCATCAACCTTTAAGTTCGGAAGTGCCTTTGGGGCCGCTTTAGCGCTTGCACAACGCTTTAAAACACCTTGGCACCTAGTTACCCCTAGGGTTTGGAAAAAAGCGCTTAAATTGGATTCTGACAAGAAACAAAGCCTTGAATTGGCCCGCCGGTTATTTCCACGGGCACCGCTTAAACGAATCAAAGATAACGGCCGTGCGGAAGCATTGTTGATTGCTTATTATCAATTTACACAAACAAGGGGATATTGATGGATGCGGAAGATGAAGAATTTATGCGTATAGAACTTGAACAACAAAGAATCAAAGAAACACAAGCGGATTTGCGTAAAGAATTAGAACTTGCTAACAAAGCGTTTGATGTTGCCCATGATAATTTTGTTCGCAATACCGTGTTGGAAGAAGTAGCCCAAGAATTTGACAAGATGCGTTTTGGCAACACATCGGCTTCATTTGCGGCATTTGTTAGGGGGATGAAGAAATGACACCGGAAAGTTATGCCCAATTTATCCGTGAAAACGCTAGTGTTTATGCCGATGCCAAATCACGCCGGATCGGTGCCGAATTAAAATTAAAATCCGCCAAGGCCGTTTTGATGAAATGTGCCCTACAAGATGGCGTTAGCCAAATTGCCGCACAAGAACGTGAAGCGTTGGCAGATGGTGAATATTCCGCACTTTACGATGAACTTTGTAAAGCCATTAAAGTGGAAGAAGAATTGAAGTATAAATTGGAAGCAGCACGGCTTTTCATAGATATTTGGCGAACCCGTGAAGCATCCGAACGTTTAGCAATTAGGTCACACGAATGAAATGCCCCATTTGTAATCAAAAAACAACAACTATTGAATCAAGACTAAATGACAACAACACTAGAAGAAGACGATATGAATGCGCCCAAGGGCACCGCTTCAAAACAATGGAAATCGTATCCCAAGGCGAAATACACGCGGAACATGAACCTTCTAAGGTTAATTGCATCACTTCCGTGCCAACGATGTGGTTTCCATCTATCCCAAGCGGCACATTCTAATTGGCATGGGGGCAAAGGCCGTGGGATTAAAGCAAGCGATGAATATTGCGCGGCACTATGCCAAATGTGCCATTACCGCATCGATCAAAGCATTTTCTTAAATAAAGAACAACGCAAACAAGAATGGGAAGAAGCGCACATTAAAACGCTTCACCATCTTTGTGTAACCGATCAATGGCCATCAAACGTGCCATTAACCGATATTTATTTAGCCTTTACGCAAGGATGGGATACCGGCGCTAGGTTGTGAACTAGGGCTATGGCGTGGGTGTGCGTGTGACATATCGGTTTTTTCGTGCTTCTTTAGCTCTTTTTCAATAGCCATAACGTGTTCACGTTCTTTTTGCCATTCTTTTTTAACCACAAAATGTTTATCCATTTCGTGTTTGGTTTCACCTTTTGTGAACTTAAAATTCGTAGCCATAGTTACTCCAATACGCTTAACGCGCGTTTAGTTAATGAAATTCTATCATCTAGGCCAATTGTTCCGCCATTGATGCGTTTAGTCAATCCTACCCAATCTTCCGCTTCGGCTAGTTCATTGCAACCGTGGGTTTTCCAAAACCATGCCGCACTTAAACACGCATACATTGGCGATGCCACAAGTTGTGGGTTTTTAATGAAATCTTGCCCAACGGCTTGGCCAAAATGCCAATAGTTATCGTGGCCGGTTAATTGAATCAATCCACGGCCGTGAAACCGATCACCATCCCCACTAGCTTCATCACGGTTGCCCATCCGATTGGCGTATATTCGGTTGGCAATCTTGCTTGCATTCCCCGCGTATAAAGGGATTTCTTCGGGCTTAAACTTGTGGCCAAACAAATTTTGAAGCGTTTCCGCGCGATAGTGTAGGTTTTCTTCCAACACCCTAAAATGCGCCGATTCATGGCTACATTGGCCTATAAACGCCGCTTGTTTCTTAACATCGTTAATCCCAAACGTGGTGAACGCCGTGGTTAACGGTTCCGACCATTCCGGCCCAATGCCAAGGGCGTGTAGTTTTTCGGTGCTTATCATTGAACACCCCCGTTAACGGTTTCCATTACGGTTTTGTAATTTGCGATGCAGGCGTTAAGTTGGGTGATGGCATTGTCTCCATCTGCGGCGATTTGGACAATAGCTTTAAGAGCCGATCGGTTAGATTCGGTTCCATCGGTTGTATTTCCGCCGGAAGCGGGGGCATTTGAATCGGCTTGTAAACAACCGGCGGCGGGGAAGCGCAACTCGCCACTATCAATCCGATCGTTGATGCTAGTAACCTTGTTTTTAATGTCATCTTTGGCTTTCTTTAGTTGGCCATTGGCTTTGGCTAGTTTGCCGTTTAGTTCGGCTTCTTTGGCCCTAGCTTCGCCATTAAGGCGTTCAATTTCAACTTTATCTTCCGCAACCCTTCGGTTATAGCCGTTTTGATTTGCAACATAATATCCCCCTAAGATAACCAACACTAAACCCACGATTTTTAAAATCATGGCATGGGCTTTAAGCATAGGGATAAACCCTACAAAGTAGCTTAAAACATACGCTATTGCACCGCCAACCAATGCAATAACGGCTATCCAATAAAACAAATCATCAATAAACCATGATAACCAACTAAGCATTTGAAGCCCTTGCTTGCGCCATGCGTTCGCGTTCGTGATCGGGTTCCAATGTTGGCGGTGTCATTGGGGGCGGCGGCGCTGTCCAATTGGGTGCCGACATGATGATCGGTGCGGGCGGGGGCGGGGGCGGTGCTACATAGGCATCTTTATTGGCCTTTGCCGCGTTCATCATATTAGTGGCTTCATTGGTTAGCCCCTTTGTCAAAATGCCCCCTATGCCCCCCACAATCAACAACACAATGTCATTCAACATCTTGGTGTAGGCTTGATCGATTGGGGCCATAGCCTTGATCGGTTGCGAAACAAACGTAACCGAATAAAGCAACGCCATCACGATGAACGCTAGGATTAGTGTAACCACGATGATTACAAACGATCTAACCCTAATTTCTATTTCATCGGCATTGAGGCGTTCCTTGGGGTTGTTGAGGAATGCTAGAAGTAGTTCCTTCAATTTTCTTCTCCAATATAGGGGCTACAAGGTATTCGGGGCAATCTTGGTTAAATTCACACAATGGCTTTTGGCAACGTTCGGATTTAAAGTTATCGGGGTCTTGGCAAAAATACCTGTATTGGTCATGGCAACCTGTAAAGAAAAATGGGAAAAGTATACATATCAACATCGATGTGTATAGAAAACTTGGTTTTTTAATCATTTCCCATCAATCCTTTGTAGGGCTTTGTTAACCCTAATTTCCATGATCCGAATGTCAACATACATCCATGCCATCAACGGCAACAAAACCAAAACAATGATTAGCAAAATGGCTATAACCGTGAGGAATAGTGAATCAGACTTGCCATCATTCCCCATATCCACGCGATCATCATCAGGATAGCTAGGGTAACTAGGAACCTTGTGCGAATTAAGTCTTCCCTTTGAACCCGTTGCCATTCCGCTTTCCTTTTCGCTAAAAGTTCTTCCCTTCTTTGTAATGCTTGCTTTGTTGCAATATCACCAATCGTTGCATTAACCCGCGAATACAAATCCTTCAATTCGCTAGGAACATGGTAAACCATGTAATCCGATAGTTCCGAATTTAGCTTTTCCATTTGCAAGTTAGCAATCACCAACTTAATTGCTATTTCTTGCCCTTCTTCATTTCCAACGTGCAACGCCAATTCTTCTTGTTCTTTAACGTAATTCTTCAAAGCGTTATAGGCTTGAAAAAACTTTGTTAAAGCATCCGCAACTTGCGAATAAATCAAATTTTCATCAAATTCGGGCGGCGGTTCTTTCTTCTTCTTAACCTTTTTAACCGGTTGAACAATTTCAGGTTGGGCTTCTTCTTTCTTTCCAAAAACCGATGTTAGGAACCCAAATAACCCTTTCGATTTCTTTTGAATGCTCTTAACGTCTTTGACAATTCCATCAATTTCTTTGGCGGCATCAACAACAATTT